TCATTCCCCCTCGCGCCAGTCCCGGTACGGAAGGGGTGCGGCTGCGGCGCTTACTCCGTAGTTCTTCGGCGGGCCGAACATGACCGCTACCCTCCGGCAACCGCACCGCGGGCATCGTAGGCGCTCCGCAATGCGGGCCAAGGGAAAGTCCCGGCCGCGGGTGCAGACCAACGTTTCCAGGTCAAGCTCGGTCCGGTAGTCGCACCGGCGCTTATGCTTCAGCCCCTCCCGCCCGTCGTCCAGGCAGCGCATGTGGAGTAGCCAGCTCAAGTTCCACGCTTCGCCCAGCGTCTCGACCATGAGAACAAAGTGCGAACATTGGCAGCCCTGTCAAGCCCGGCAGCCAGTTCTGGCGAAACCGCAAGTTGCGACCTACATGGAACTCAAATTTCCGGGGCGATGTCCGAATGAGCGAACCTTCCACCGACCAGAAGATTTTTCGTGCCCTCAGCCTGGATGGCGGGGGCGCGAAGGGATTCTACACGCTCGGTGCTCTGAAGGAGATTGAAGCGCTGGTCGGCTGCCGTCTGTGCGAAAAGTTTGACCTGATCTACGGGACTTCCACCGGCGCCATTATTACGGCGCTGCTCGGCCTGGGAAAATCCGCGGATGAAATCGAGGCGCTTTACAGGCTGCGCGTCGTGTCGGTTATGGGCGAGGTGCTGCCGCGCAGGAAGACCGCCGCTCTCGAAGCGCTCGCAAAGGAGATTTTCGGCGAGCTGAGGTTCGACGCTTTCAAGACCGACATCGGGATTGTCGGGACACGGTGGGAGGATGACCGCCCCATCATCTTCAAGACAAACCCCGGGCAGGCATTCACGGGGGCAGAGACTTTCGAACCGGGCTTCGGCTGCACCATTGCCGATGCCGTGGTCGGCTCCTGCTCGGCCTATCCGTTCTTCCTGAAGAAGATGGTGACGACCGGCCGCGGCGACAAAGTCGAAGTTCGTGACGGCGGCTTCGTCGCAAACAACCCGACGCTCTACGCCATCGCGGATGCCACCGGCTCGCTGGGCCACGCGAACGAGAACGTGCGTGTGGTGAGCGTCGGCGTCGGCGAATACCCAGCACCAAAGCTGCCCGCGACGAGCGCGCGGAAGTGGTTCAGCAAGTGGCCCACCGTAAAGTTCGCGCAACGAGTGCTGGAGATTAACACGCAGTCGATGGACGAACTGCGGCGGGTGCTCTTCCGGGGCGTTCCTACCGTCCGCATCAACACGAAATACACGCAGCCCGAAATGGCGACGGACATGCTCGAAGCCGACATGAATAAGCTGTCGAAGCTATGGAGCCGCGGCCGGGATTCCGCGCGCGAGCAAGAAGCGCAGCTCAAAGACTATCTGCTTTAGGAGACAGGACGTGGCGATTGCTGAGACGCAGCTTGAGACGTGGGCGAAGCAGGGTCCGACGGGCCAGTTCACCGACACCTACAACACCATTCGAGGCCACCTGCTCGATAAGGACGCGCCGTACCCGGTCGCGGATGTGGACATCTTCCTCCAAGGGTCCTACGGCAACACCACGAACGTATATGCCGACAGCGATGTAGACATCGTGCTCAAGCACACCGGCGCTTATTACTATGACCTTAGCCAGCTTCCGGCGGACCAGAAGGCGCGCTACGAAAGCGAACACTCAGGTACGGCTTCTTACGGCTACACGCAGTTCAAGACCGATGCGGAGGGCTACATCAAGCGCCTCTACAACGGCGTCCAGGTCGGGAAGAAGGCGGTATTCGTGCCGGGCAACAATGGCCGCCGCAACGCCGACGTTCTCGTTTGCCAGCAGTTCCGCCGCTACACCTCATACGAGCCAGGCAATATCGGTTACCACGAGGGCGTCGCATTCTTCTCGGGCGGGAAGCGCATCGACAACTTTCCCAAGCAGCACTCCGCGAACTGCACCTCCAAGCACCAGGCGACGAACAGCAACTTCAAGCCGATGGTGCGCGTGTTTAAGAACATGCGGAATACGATGATCGAAAAGGGCTTCCTCGCCGATGGTGTGGCGCCGTCATATTTCATCGAGGGCATGCTCTGGAACGTGCCGCCCGACAAATTCACCGGCGACTACGGTGATATGTTCGTCGCTTGCTACAACTGGGTCACTAGCGCCGATGAGTCAAAGCTCGCGTGCGCCAATGACCTCTACTGGCTCGTGCGGGACAACTCGTCGGTATGCTGGCCTTCCGCGAACTTCAACACTTTTACTGCGGCGCTGAAGACGTACTGGGAGAGTTGATGAGCACTTCCACCATCACACCGTCCCGCTCGATGTACGCGAACTTCGGCCTCTTCTTGGCGACGGCCGCAACGCGATACTCGGCGTACTTCCCGACCTTTCGTCGTTCTATCGTGTAGACCATTCCCTTGACGAAGTGTTCCCCGGCTTCAGCTAGCTCTCGCGCCCGGCGCTCGCCGCTGCTTCCAACCCAACCGAACCTCGTCTGCGTTTTTGAAAGTGAGTAGCTCGGGACCCAGTCGCCGATGTCGGCGAGATGCAGGCAGATGATGTCGTGGAGTGTCGGTTTAGTTCTCATGCGGGATAGCATTTAGAGCACTCTAGCAATTTGCCGTTCTCTCGGATTTTGGTCCATCCGTGCCTTGGGCATTTGATGGTTGCTTTTATGACTTTGCCTTTCACCATTTTTGGTAGTCGCTGTAGGTCTCAACGGTGAACGCCTTTTCAACTTCAGCAACAGGCACATCCAAGTTGCGGGCAATCTGCTCTGCCGGAACATCGTGCGACTGTGAAATCTTGATGCGCCCGAACGTCATTTGAGAAATAGCCGGGAGGGACGACTTGGTGTGGACAAGGGGAGTTGCTTTCACACCGCTACCAAGTGAGCAGGTCTTGAAGTGCCGGGCGCCGATAGAGCCACACTCGCTGCAAGGATTGCGCCTTTGGCGCTTCGACTTACCATCCGCTGAGCGCCCCGGACTTACACCACCGTTCCATTCCCGAGCCTGGGCGGTAGCGGGTCCGCGCTTCGTGTACTTGCGTTTCTCAACGGCGGCGCCCGTGGTCGTGCGCTCAACCATTGCAGGGGGGGGTACGAAGCCAAGGGTGATGCGGTCAATTTCTCGGACCGTTCCGGCCGCGTCGTCGTAAACGATCAGCTTGCCCTTTTCCGCATCGTAAAAATAATTGGTCATATCTACTTGGTGAGCTGGTCTATCAGCTCTGCTATCGACACTCCCTCACGCGCGGCGCGTATCGCTAGGCGGCGGTGTGTCGTCGGATAAAGTCGCACCTGCTTGATTGCTATTTGTCCCATGTCCGAATCGTAACACGCGCAAAAATACACACCGGGGAGTTATCCCCATGTCGGCGTCTGCATACGGTTGCTGTGGTACAATTGGAGAAGGTCGAGCTTTTATAAATCCAATCATTTATCGCAGTGAAAATAGTACAAGGCATCACCTTCTACCGCCCGGCGGACTACGTTTCGCGGAGAGAGGCGAAGGTCGAAGCGCTCACGCAGAAGTACCTCAAGTTCTTTCTCGTCGCAGCGTTCACGGTGCTGGTCATCGCCTATATCGGGATGGTGCGCGACATAGTGCATACGTTCCAGTTCTGGCAGTTCTTGCAGGCTCGCTAGGTTCGGCAAAACTAAAAACCAATAATCTTAAACTACAAAATGCAACCTCCGAAAAAGCAGACGTTCGATGTCGTTCCCGCAGGCAACCACGTCGCACGCCTCTATCAGATTATTCATATCGGCACCGTCCTAACCATCGGCCAATTTGGCGAAAAGATGCAGGACAAAGTCCGCCTCACGTTCGAGCTCTGCAATGAGAAAAAAGAGTTCAAGGCTGGCGAGGGAGAGAAGCCGTTTTCTGTCTCCCGCGAGTTCACCTACTCGTATCATTTAAAAGGTTTGCTGCGGCCGTTCGTAGACGGCATGACCGGCACCAAAATGCGTGACGATGAGTTCCCCGACTTGGAAGCACTGCTCGGTGATGCGTGCCTTCTCAACGTCGTACATGACGTTAAGGAGACCGGCACCTACGCCAACATTCAGAACGCTTCTCCGCTGCCGAAGGGCATGGAAGCTCCGGCGCTCGTCAACGAAACGCGCATATTCGACATCAACACCATCACGCAGGAAGAGCTCGTCAAACTCCCGGAGTTTATCCAGAAGAAGATGCGCTCCAGCGAGGAGTATGCGGCCCGCTTTTCGGGTGCTGGTGAAGAAGAAGTCGGGGGAGAACTTCTCCCAAAAATCGCGCCTACCACTTCCGGACCGCAGAAGAAGCCGGGCGTGGTCGTGCAGGCAGAAATGAAGGCCGACAAGGAGAAGAAAGAAATCTACGTGCTCTGCGATGAAATCGCACAAGTTCCTCTTCTCTCCGACAAAGAGCACAACGATTACATCTTCAGCAACACGGGACTGGTGTTCGGGCAAGCACCAGCCGAGACCATCATCGAGCGTCTGAAGGCTCTCTAATTCGCACTTAGGCAAAGCGCCCGGTCTGGTAATCCGGGTGAGAGAACGAAAGGCCCCGCGGCGAACGGCGGGGCTTTTTGCTATCCACACCCTCACGCTTGGCGCTTTGCGGACTGGACCGCATACTCAGTGCATGACCAGTTGCATGGTACAATTTCATAAGCAGGTTTCCGCCTGCGCGCCATGCAACGGCGTCATACTTACATAGGGCCACTCCGCAAGGGGTGGCCTGCGTAATTTCACCACTGCATCCCTGCACGTCCGCCCCGCTCAACGGACGAAAAACAAAAAGCGCCAAAACCAAAAGCTCGCTTCAGGTTCTGTTGCGAAAGGAGGGAAAACCAGTTGACGACTCTGGCCCTCCCATCTGAACAGCATCGGAAGGAGAGGTCTCAGGGACACAGCCACACACGCCCGCGCCACCGGCCTCAGTTTCTCAACTCAGGGGAAAAGTCGGGCGCTACGCATCCGCCGAAAGTACGCTGTGTATGGGTTCCTCCGCCCCTTGGCCTCGGGCGTTAAATTTTGCTTAATGAATCTTGAGTTCTCCTGCTAACAGGAGTCTTGTGCGCGGCTCTGATTCGGTGCGGGTAAGGAAAGTCATGGGCCTGAGCTCCCTGGAATTATGTGCGGGCGCGGGCGGCCAAGCGATTGGCCTGGAAGCGGCCGGATACGAGCACGAAGGCGTCGTGGAGATTGACCGCGACTGCTGCAACACGCTTAGGCTGAACCGCCCCGCCTGGAACGTTGTCGAAGGCGATATGAAGAAGCTGAAGGGGGCGCCGTTCAAGGGCATCGACCTCTTCGCTGCCGGGCTTCCCTGTCCCCCGTTCTCCATTGCCGGGAAGCAGCTCGGCGAGAAGGATGAGCGCAACCTGTTCCCCGCGGCCCTCCGTCTTATCGACGAGACACGGCCGCGCGCCATCATGATTGAGAACGTCCGCGGGTTCCTCGAAGCGGGCTTCCTGGACTACCGCGAGAAGCTCCGGGACCGCCTCTACAAGATGGGCTACCTGGCCGCGTGGCGCATCCTGAACGCTCCCGACTTCGGCGTCCCTCAGCTCCGCCCGCGCGTCATCATCGTGGCCCTCCAGCGGGACATTTGGGACCGCTTTGACTGGCCGCAGGTGCTCCCGCGCAACCCCATAACCGTAGGCAAGGCCCTGTATCCGTTTATGGCCTCTCGGGGCTGGACCGGCGCCGAAAAGTGGCGCGACCACGCAGACGACATTGCCCCGACCATCGTGGGCGGTTCCAAGAAGCATGGCGGGCCGGACCTCGGGCCGACGCGGGCGAAGCGCGCCTGGGCGTCGCTCGGGGTGGACGGCATGGGCATCGCTGACATGGCTCCGGGTCCTGACGCGCCACGGGACCACGTTCCACGGCTGACGGTACCTATGGTGGCAAAGCTCCAGGGCTTCCCGGAGGACTGGAAGATTTCCGGCCGGAAGACTGCGGCCTACCGGCAGATCGGAAACGCATTCCCGCCGCCGGTCGCGCAAGCCGTCGCGATGAAGATACAAGCCGCACTGACCACCCGGCATGTCTTCCGCGTCGTGAAGAGCGCGGCTTAGTCTTCCTCCGCCTTGCGCTTGGCCTTATTTTTCCGCTCGAAGTCCTTGATGAGAAACTGGTGGTTCTCCGGTAGCGGTTTCCATTCCTCCAGCATGTAGGCGGCCTGCCACTTGCCGGACGGCGTCTTGGAGCGGGTCGCTTTTATCTTCATGCCGATGACCGGGTAGCGCAGCTCGCGGAGCCGCTTTTGCCAGTCCTCCTGGAAGTCGTTTACGTTCGCGACGAACTCCAGAAGCCACGACGGCACGGCTTCGCCTTTGTGCATGCGCAGAATCTCGGCGATGCGCGCGTAGACACTTTCTAGCTTCACAATCTTCTGCATCTCGCTGTCGTCGAACGACGCGAAGAAGTCCTTCTTGCCGCCGTTGCAGAGCTGGCAGAGCGCCCAGAGGTTATCGAGCGTCGTCTCGCCGCCCCACGTCTGCGGCACCTTGTGGTCGGCCTGAAGCTTCACGCCGTCTTCTGCGACGGTCTGTCCGCACATCTGGCAGCGGCCGTGCGCGGCGTTGAGCACCGCGGCGCGAAGTTTGGCGTTAATGACGCCGCTATCTTTGGCGGGCTCTGCCTTCTCGCCCTTCAGGACGTATCGGCCGCCTTTCTCCAGCGGCACGTCGTAATATTTCCGGAGGTCGCGGACGCGCCGGTCGAGGTGCTGTTGAATGCCGGGGTCGTTCGGGAATTTCTCCCGGATTTGGTAGATGGTGAGTCCTTCGGGGTGGCTTCTGAGAAGCTCTAAAATCTGCTCGTGTAGGGCTGAGAGGCCCTCGTGCTGAGCCATTGGCCGCCCGAATCTTCCCGAAAAGGTGCGGTACCGTGACTCCGCACGCCAAAAGAGTCGAGTCGATGGATAAGCTGACGCCCGAGCGCCGCTCCGAAAATATGCGGCGCATCAAAAGCAAGGACATGAAGCCGGAGCTGGCCGTGCGGCGGCTCGTCCACGGGCTTGGCTTCCGCTACCGCCTCCACCGCAAGGATTTGCCGGGGAAGCCGGACCTGGTGTTCGGCCCAAAGCGCAAGGTCATCTTCGTCCACGGTTGCTTCTGGCACGGTCATGAGCTGGAAGGCTGTCTGGATGCCCGGAAGCCGAAGTCGAATACCGGCTACTGGAATCCGAAACTGGCCCGCAACAAGGAGCGAGATGCCGAGCGCGTGACTGCGCTCGAAGCTGACGGGTGGAAGGTGCTGACGGTGTGGGAGTGCGAAACGAAGAACGAAGCGGCTGTCAAAAAACGGCTCCGCCGCTTCCTCAGATAGCTGAGTACGCAAAAACCCCGTAACTCTTCGCTACGGGGCCATTACGCTGTCTGGCGGGGTGTTACGGGGTCAGGTCCAGGGTGCCGGGAGCCGGGGCGGCCTTCTGCCAAAACAGGACGTAGGAGCCGTGCGCCATCAGGAAGGCGGCGAGCGCCTGCATGGCGACCGTCACCAAACTCGAAATGGAGTTGGTGTCCACCGGTGTCCCATTGAGCGCGCTGAACGCCAGCACGCCGAATATGGATAGAAGTGCAAGAACAAAACGCTTCCCTGCGGTGGTCTGCAAATTTCCAAACCACTTTGCGAGGCCCATGACGCTGTTCAAAATGAACGGCGAGAGAGCCACGATAAGAGCTTCAATCATAATAATGCGATGAGTTACGAATAAGTGGTGCTTCTGTGCACCGCTCCGGCCCTTCTGGGCGAGAGCGCTACGCGGAAAGACCCATGCGGTATTGGTAGTAACGCCAGTTGGATTTGATGAGAGTGGCAAGCGTGGCCTGGTCAGCGGCGAAGTCGCCAATGAAAAAGAGTGACGGGTCGAAGGAGCCGAGCGCTTCGTTGTTGTCAATTTTGTTGCCATCGTCGCCCACGCGATACATGCCCATGTGCGTGTGCGGTCCGGTAGAGAAGCCGGTGTTGTCTGCAATCATGATGAGTTCGCCAAGCGCCAGCTCGTCACCTTGCTTCACCAATATCTTCTCGGCATGGCAAAGGATGATACGGGCGTAGCAGAGCTGGTCGAAGAGCTGCAATTTAGACTTAGACCGCAGCACAATTTCATTGCCGCCGCCGTTCGGCTGGTAGTCAATCCACTCCACGTAGAAGCCATCCACCGGGCAGTAGACAGGATAGGACGTGTCCTGGAGGTGCGGCTTCGCGTCGATGCCGTTGTGCAGTTTGAACGCGGGGTTGTTGAACTGCGCGGCGTATGCCGGGTTCGGATTACCCCAGCGCTGGGTGATTGTGTACGGCTTAAATGGGAAGTGAATTAGAAGCGGTTTCATACCTCGTAATTATTGCACGGCTTTTTGCGTGCTATGCTTGCGGCATGGTCCTTCTAGGAATACTCGCGTTCGCAGTCTGGGGATTTTGGTCAGGCCTTGCATATTTACTGAGGGCGGGAAGAGTTCGTAATCAGAGCGGCTGGACGCGGCCCGAGCGTTTTTAGCTTCTGGCCTCCGCGTTGCAGTAGGTCTCCGAGAGGCTTGGACAGGCTGCCGAGTGCCTGCGGTAGTGCCGACATAACATCGTGTTTCGCACCGGCCGCGCCAATTTGCGTGGCCGGATTATTGAGAAACTCCGCAGCCTTGGTGCCGAAGTAGTCACCGGCGAGAACGCCAAGCGGACCGGCGTGTGCTCCGGCCATTGCTCCGACCATGCCTCCGGCCATATTGCCGAGGCGTCCGCCCTTGACAACCTTTACGTCGTCCAATTTCTTGAGCCGCGTAATGGCGTCAATCAAATCGCCGCGCTGGGCGTTCAAGGGCTTCATGTCCGGCGCCACGCCTTCAATGGCGGTTTTGGCCGCTTGACCGAGCTGATACGTGGCGCTCTCGCGCAAGGCAGTATCGCGCTCGAAACCTTTGCCTATCGTCTTCCAGAAGCCGGTTTTGATTTGGTCCAAAATGGAAGGCGGCACGTCGTTGCCCCATTTCTTTATCTCTGCCTGCATTGCAGAAGTGGCTTTTTGAATAATCGCGGTTTCGTCTTCTGCCGACGCGCCCAGATTGCGGATTTTCTCAATGGCGGGTTTGAGGACTTGGTCGGTCAGATTGATGGAATGGCTCGTATCGAGCTGAGAGAGCCGGGACTGAGCCTGCTGATCGAGCGGAGCAAGTTTGTCCTGCAAAATCGGAATAGTTTTTGAAGCGTCCAGAGTGCCGTGATCGTATCTGCCGAGGGGTGCGCGGTTGTCGAGTAGAACCTGCGCCAAGTCTTTGCCGGAGCGATTTTCATACGCACGCTGGGAAGCATTGAGATTAAGTGCACTGCTGTAAGCGTCTTTGATTCCAGCATAGGTCTTCTCGGCCTGTTGCCCGTTGAGCAACTGTCCGACTTTTCCGATGCCCATGCCTGCAAGCTTCGTCACTCCAGCCACGCCTCCGCCGGTAGCCGCTCCCAAGCCTGCGTTTACGGCTACATCCGAAAGACTACCGCCTTTGGACATACTCATTCCTGCGCCCTGAGCCGCGCCAGCTCCGACGGCGCCTAGCACACCTTCGCCGGGAATTGCGTAGCTCGCAACTTGAAGGGCGTCTCCGACCTTGTTCTCGACGCCAAGAGGAGAAACCGGCGTAGGAGCATTTTCGGGGCCTGCGGGCGAAGGAATACCCGCTGCGAATGGATCAGGTTTACCCATTGCTTTGGCGAGAAGCTGTACCGGCGTAGCGGCAAGCCCCACAAACGGCGACGCAATGGCGTTGTAGAGGCCGCTCAATCCGCTCGGCTTATTTCCCGAAGTGAGAGAATTGAATGGATCTGAAGACTTCGGTGTTGCTGCGGACTGCGCCTCTCCAATGGGCTTTGCGCCCATCTTTTGAAGGTCGGCGAATGACACCGTGTCAGGGGTAGGTGCTGTGGCTGGTGCAGGTGATGCCTGAGCCGCTGTGTTTATCGGCTTGGCGCCCATCGCTTGCAGTTGGTCGAATGAGATGGTGTCGTTCATAAGTTACTGGAGCTTCTGGTACGCGCCTTTCGGATTTGACGGATCAACGGGGATGTAGATGCTGCCGTCCGGCCCGGCGTGGGCGTTGTCGATGAGGCCGCTCGCAAGTTGCGACGGCTTGAGCCCCGGAACCAAGCCCTTAACATCCAAGCCCAACGAAGCGAGTTTCACCTGGTTAACCGGGCTGATGAATGTATCTAGGGATGATGGGTCCTGTCCCATTGCCGTGCGATACGACTGAATGTTCGCGGCAATTTTTGAAGACAAGAAGGTGGCGACGGTTTTGACGTATCCCTGGTGCTGGTCGGGGCTGTCTATCGCGCTTCCGTAGTGCTTCTGCGCTTCGCGATCACCAAGCGCGCCCGCTCCGTATGCGTTCGCTATTTCGTTGGAGAGGAGGTCTTGCGCCTGTCCGTAGTTGTTGGCCTCTGCGCTCCCCGTCTGCGTCGCGATGAAGTTCTTGAGATTGTTTCCGCTCTGGACCGCGCCGTTGTTGAGTGCGTTGAACAAATTGTTCGCGTCGAAGAGGTGACCGACTGCGGTATTGAGCGCGTTGATTTGCTTGCCGGTGGCGCCGGTCGTGAGGTCTTTCTGATAGCTGAGCTGAACCTTGTTTTGAGGCGTCGGAAGCGGTGCGGGCGCGTAGAGGTTGGCTCCCTGAGCTGCGGGCGCAGCACCCGAAGCGGGAGCGTTGCCGGAAGTTCCGCCAAGGGCGCCGGGCTGCGTTGGTAGCGCACTGGGTCCAGTGGGCGCTTCTGCGCCACTCGGCACCGGTCCCTTGCTTTGATAGGTGATTGGCTTCCCCGTGAGCGGGTCGAACTTGACCTGGGTGGAAGTCTGGATGCCGCGCTCGTACCCGGTGTGCGACGCATTGAAGTCGAAGTTCGGATTCTGCTGGAGCGTGTTGAGAACGAACGGCAGGCCATAGCGTGTGAGCAGCGTCGGGTCGAGGCGCCCGTCCTGCATCGCTTTGGAAACAATGTCGTTGGTGCCCTGGTTTGAGGAGAAGCCTCCGACTGTTGCTCCGGTGCCAGGATAGTAGAGCGAGCCGCCATACGGCACGGAGATAGGTTTGTACTGCAAGTCGAGAAGATTGGACTGATACTGCGCACGGGCCTGTGCGGCGTTGGTATCGGCAGTACGGTATCCGGTCAGTGCATCAAGGCTGCGGCTTGCCGCGTCGATGGCAAGCGAGTCAGTGCGATTTTGCCGGTCGCCTTCGGCGTTGGCATAACTCACCGGCTGGCCGAGGTTGAGGTTGTTCTCCTGATGCTGCTGCTGTTGGCCGAGCAAGGTGTTGAGGTATGCGCGCTGATTTTTTTCTTCCGGCGATACCTGGAGGGACTGCGCGTAGGTATTGAAGGCATCCTTGTATGGCTGAAACGGGTCAGTCGGCGCGGCGGACAACATCTTGCCGTTGGCGTCAACATTTGCGCCGTTTGGAGTCGTAAATGACGAAGGGGTAGGTCCAGTCGGGGCTGGGGGAGTTGTACTCCCGTAGGGGCTTGTGGGAGGTGCTGCGGGCACTCCAAGAGGCCCGTAGGCCTGTGTAGGGCCTTGGTAACTTGACGCTCCGGGCAAAGTGTTGCCTCCCGCATTTGCAGAGGTGAGCGTCGCCTTGAGATTCGGGTCAGTCGCTCCGGACGAAGAAGTGAGACCTTGAATGAACTGCTGCTTAGCTGGAGACACAAGGGTGCCTCCCGATCCGATGCTGTAGCCTGAAAGATTGAGAGCCATAAAGTTGAAATTAAAAACCTGATAAATTCTGCGGCGGAACGTTCGGGTCAATCATGCGCATCATGCCGGGCGGGATGTACGCGCCCTCGATGGTCTCGGCCGCCTCTTCGAGCATCTGGCCGATGAGTCCGCCTATCTCCTCCGAGAAACCCGCTTCCTTGCCGCCGTCGTAGAGGCGCCAGTAGTGCTCGGCGAGCGTCTCGTTCTCTTTGAACGACCAGTAGAGCGCGACAGCGCGGTAGACCGGCGCAACGTCGTAGCTCTCCGGTATCGGCGACATTTCTCCGATGGTGTAGGAGGCCGCGCCTGCGGAAATCGAGGTTCCTTCATACGGCGTCGAGAGCGTAAGGTGAGTTCCATCGGTGACAGATGCAATTTTGTACCAGAAGTGGTCGCCGTTGTTGTCCGCGTTGCCGTCGGTAATGCGGATGTACCGCCCAGCCATTGCAGCGGTCCAAACGGTCGGCGTGGTATCGCCCACAATTGCGGTGCTGCCGTTGGTGGCGGTGAGGATTTTGCCGGTCGTGTAGTCGGCAATGGAAAGGTCGCGGAGGTTGAGGCGTCCGCGCATGATGACGGTATTGGCCGTAGAAGCGGGCGTCGGCGCGATGTTTACCGTGCGGTCCGCCACATAGACGAAGAGCGGCACGTCGCTCGAAGCCAAGCGGGAAGCGATAATCGTGTTCCACTGGTTCGGGTCAAAGACGGGCGTTACCGGGTAATAAATATTGGTGCCGCTGAAGAGCACGCTGGTGAGCTTGCGGATGCGCTGCGGGACGGTGACATAACCCTGTCCTGCCACTGTTGCCACGTTCTCGGTCGTCTCAAGCCACGACCACTTGCCGCCGCGCATGGTGGCGATAGTGCGGATGCTGTCATTGAGGTGCTGGTCGAGCAGCGCCATCGTCGTGGTGTCGGTGGTAGCAACGCCGGTCCAGCTCGCTCCTAGATTTCGTAGTGTGGTGTAGCTTTTCATAAAGTGGGTGGATTAATTGTACCTCTTAAGTGTTTGCCGGGTCGAAGCGCACCACGATTTTGCGGATGCCTGCTATCGTGGTGTCGAGATTGAGCCGCAGCTTTGTGGAAGAGAGCTTATCTTTTAGGCCGGTGATCTTGTGGATGTACTCGGTCGCACCGGATTTATTTTGCAGCGAGTACGGCGTGTTAAAGCCTGAATCGCTGTCGCTATTGAAATACAGGTTGCCGGGCGATGCGTTGCTGGCGACGCCGCTCTTGTAATAGACCCAGATTTCTCGGACCCACACTTCGCTGTCGAACTCATACCAGCGCGAGTAGAACGCCTGCGTGTTCGTTGACGCGATGCTCTTGGTGTCGAAGGTATAAAACTTCGAAGAAGAGAACGCGATACCGAGCAAGCCGCTTCCCATGTTGCAGATATGGGTCAGACTGTTGCTGTTCACGTTATTTTTGAAGGGGTAGTAGAAGACCTTCTCCAGGCCTGCTCTGACCGGCCCGTAAGCGAGTATCTGCGTCTTCTCTACGACGTAGGCCGTGCTGCCGATGTTGGTGAAGTGCTGGCGGTAAGGAAGCTCGCTTTGAGATTGGGCCACATTGAGGGCACGGAGTTGCTGCACTCCCGAGCCGGTCCAGTATCCGAAGCTGGTGCCGAAGCCCGCGAAAACGGTGGTGGCCGTCGGATAGAGCGCGGTGACCATGTCGTCAACGAACGGGGCGCGTAACGTGTTGCCGGTCGAACCGTCATAGACGTGCACCTGGTTGATGGTCGGCACGCTGTCGCTGATGTTGAGCTGTGTGGTTGTGCTGATGAGTATTTGGCCGCTTCCCGGGTCAAAGCCGAGCGCGACAATGCAAAGCTCTGACGAAAGCGTAAGTATGGTGGTGGGCGCTCCGCCGACGCCTTGCTGGCGCAAGAGGAGATTTTTGTCGCCGTAGTAGATGTTGCCGAACGCGGAGAGGACCGGATGCGGGACGCCGCTGTTGGTGAAGGTCGCATATCCAGCGGTAAAAGAGCTATCGACTACCCACTTCGCGATTTTCTCTTTTGAGGTGGCGAACACGGCTCCGGCGTATCCGGCCATATGGGAGAAGCCTGCTGCGTAGGTGCTCGCGCCATCGGTGCGCTTAAGCGTCAAGTCACCTGCGGAGTTGGACGTATAGAAGGTGCCGTCCGTCGCCAGGAAGCATCGCTGCGCGCCCAAAATCTGCGGGTCTTCACAACTGGCGATGATGTCGCCGGTAAGGTTGGTGCTTTTGTCGGTCGGTGCTGCGGGTGCGTTGAGCACGCCCGGCTGGGCAATAAGGTTGACCGCGTCAGTCTCGGGAGAGAAGCCGCCGTCGGATGCGTCCGCGGCCGTAGCCATTCCTGCAAGGAAGTTTTCGGAGCCGATGGTGAATGTCTTTGAGCCGATCATGTTATTTGTTGAAGATGGTGCGCACGCTCATCACGATACCTAGAAGAACGGAAATAAAGACCGCCGCTCCCATAAGCCATTTACCGAGCGTAGAAGCCGTGCTGTACGCCTCACTTACAGGGTCGAGCTTGTCCTCGATGCGCTTAAGCGCTGCGTCAATGGAAGTGAAGCGGCGCTCGTCGCTTGCTTCGTGGTCTGTCATCCAATGTGGTTTCTGTTCCATAGAGACTAAGAGCCGACGCCCATTAATGTGCGGGTCATGCCGACTGATACGGAAGCGGAAGCGACAAACGGAGCTATCGTGACTCCTGCAACGACAACCTTGTTGGTGCCAGTCCAAGTGCACTGAAGGGTCGTGCTGGCGGCGGGATGTATCGCGGCATTGTTGTCGCACCAAAACTCAAAGCCGTCGCCGCCGGTGGTGTGTCCTGTCGTTCCAGCTCCCGCAGCGATGGCAACGCTTCCACCTTGAAACCAAGCCACCATCCAGCAGTTGTCGGCAACAGGGGTAATGGAAAGATTTTGAGGGGAAGAGGCGCTGGCTGAGGATGCCGCACTTCCTGTGTTATCCGCCGTAGTCGCACTTTGGCACCCGCTGTAGGAAATGGAGCCGCTGTAAAACCCGACGCCGGTAGTCGTAATCGTGACCGTATGTGCGCCACTTGCCGGATTGCCCAATGCCCAGATACCGAATTGCTCCCAACTGGCTGCGCCCACAACGCTCACCTGTTTCGTCATTGAAACAGAGTTGTAGGTGATCCCTGAAGCGTTCTGCTGTTGGTCTTCGCCGACCATCAAGTAGGGGTTTGAGCCGGTGACGGTGTGCGACCAGGTCGTCTTGTTGCCCGTGCTGTCAACAATGAACGTATCAAGGGCGATAGCGAAGCGGTACGGGGCAAAGCCGTGCGCGGAACGAAAGCCCGCAAGCTGCGCCTGCGGAAGAAGGACTACTTTGAAGGCGAAGCTCTGCGAGAACCACGCTCGGATGATGCCTTCCCAAGTGGCGAGATAGTTTTCGAGAGTGAACGAGAAGACATTCCCGTGTCTGTCGGCAATCTGCTCAAGGCGTATGCCCTCGCGCCGCCACGCTATGAGCTCCCACAGCCTGAAGACGTTGCAGACCCACGATGAAGACCACTCGAACTGCGGGCGGTATCGGTGAGCCCCGGTCAGTTTGTAGAGTAAGAGCGGCAGCATAATTTATTTGTTTTTGGCGAACACGGCGTAGATGCGAACGTCGGTGGTGCTGGTGGCGCATTGCGCGGTCCAGTTCGTGTTTGAGCTTGTCTGCGGAATGGGAACCGGCAAAGCAAAGCCCACGGGCGGCTGTCCGCCGTTGCTTTGAAGCGAGAAGAGTACCGAGCCTGCGGTCGTGTCCCGGAAGTCGATGCGCGTGTTGGTGCTCGCGCTCGTATTGCTGATGATAAGCATCACCAGGTCGTTGAAGACGCCTGCGCCTCCAGCGGTAACAATGGTTGTCTCGGAAGTGGAAGCGGAGATAGTCGTCGTCTGCGTGCCGGTGAGGTCGCGGATGGTGCCAATGAGGGCAACCTGGCGGCCGAACTTGTCCACCATCGCGCCGGTTAAGTTTCCGTCTGAAGCGGCAGAGGGCAGCGCGGTTTTTGCAATACCACCCTTGTAGGTGGCTCCTGAGGGTACTGCGGAGCCGGTAGCTCCGTGCCCCCAATTTGCAATGCCGGTGTTATCGTTGGCGAGGGTAACGCGCTGAGAGCCGGTACCCGTCGCGCCGTTGCCCATGAGGACGGTCACGCCGTTTACTTGTGCGACGTTGACGGCGCTGTTGGCATCGGGCGTTACCAGGAGCTTGTTCGTGAGCTGCGGCTGATCGGTAGCGATAACCACGCGCAAGGTGCCTGCCGATTTCACTCCTGAGTTGGTGTCGGTCGTCGTACCTGCGAGCTGTGCGACATTCGTAGAGAGGTTGGTCGCCGATACGGTTACGGTAGCGGCCGAGGCGGCAAGGTTTACGTTGAAGTTGTTCGTGTTTGCCGCGGAGTCCTTAAGGTCAACGCGCAACCCTCCGGCGGTCGTCATGGAGAGCTGATTAATCTGGCCGGTCGAAAAAGTCGGGGCGTTGGTCGTTACGGAGGCACCGGCGAGATGCACCTTGGTAGTGCCGAGCGCCGTTCCCTGGGACACTACGGGCGCGGCTATCGTTGCGAGATTTCCGCCGCTTTCAAGCGCAAGCAACGAGGTGTTGAGGTTGGTGCCTGCGTTCGCCGTTATGGTGCCGGAGACCGGCTGCGTTACTGCCGAACCGTCTACCTTCCATGCGGTCGTGTTCGCGGTGTTGCCGGGCTGAACGGTCCAGGTGCCGCCTTGGTTGGCGGTAATGGTTCCCGACACCGGCTGAGTGACTGCTGAGCCGTCCACTTTGACTGCCGTGGCATTCGCGCCGGTGTTAGCGAGGGTTACCTGAAGCGGAGCGGCTGAGGTGCCCACTTCGGTGCCGCTCGCGTTCTGGAGGTTGACGAACAGCGCGCGCTTGGAAGTCATGCCGAGGGCGGCAGAACGTCCATCGGTCACGGTGTCTATGGTGCTGTGGTAGAACGCCATCGACGGGGTGCCGCTAGAGGTACCCGCGGTGAAGGCACTATTGTCGGTCGTGCCGCCGACTGAAATAGAACCGGTGACACGCAAGTTGCCCGCAAGATCAGTTGAGAGAAGCACCTGGTTGCCTTCGGTGTAGGAAGGCGCCGCGGCGTTCGCTATCGCGGGGAGTACGCCAAGGTTGGTCGCGCCGGGTGCTGCGTTGTTGTTGGTCTTGCTGCCCGAGACGGTGACGCTGGATATGGAAACATCCGCGTACATCCGATGCGTGGTCGGGTCTACATAAATGGCGGTAGGGGTAACGCCGTCAACGCTCGAAACGCCGAAGACAGCGGGGATAAAATTTTCGTCTCGTTTAGATTGCATACATTAAGTGGCGGACTGCTTAGCGATTAATTCTCCCCATGCCCGTTCGAACGCTTCGCGCTGGTCTTTGAGAAGTCGGCGCTCCTCGTTGATACCCATCTGCTCGCGGGCGAGCTGCTTCCGGTCTTCGATGATGTCAGCGTGGACAGCCTTGAGGTCGCGCTTTGCCTCGTTAATTTCCGCCAGCTTCGCGCTAAGAGCCGCATCAGCCGATGCCATGCGCTCGCGAAGGAGTAGAGCAAAGGCCGTGAGGTCTTTACTGAGGGCGGAGAGAAGGTTTGCGTAGCCGCGGAGTTCAACGCCGTACTTGGTGAGGGCTTCGTGGTTCGCGGCAACTTCGTCCAGGGCCGTGCGGCTTTCGTCGAGGATTTTGGCGATGCGCTCAACGGCTTCTTTTTCGCGGCCGGTGAGGTATTCCTCCGTGCTCCCTTTGAGCGTTTCGAGCGCGGCCCTCCCTTCCACGATGGCGGTGTGGATTTTCGAGAGTTCTTCAACTGCGCTGAATTTTTCATGGTCTAGGGTGATGTTCATATGCCGGGTGAGATTTCGAGGTCCCGTGTGGCGTGCACTGTCAAGACAACCCGGCTGAGGGCTACGCGAGTAGCTTCTCCAAGTCTGCCTTGCTTTTCCGGGCGTCGAACTTGATGCCGCGCTTGTTGAGCTCGGCGATTACTTCCGCCTTGTCTTTGTATCCAGTGGCGGATACCGGCGGCGTGTCTGTGCCTTCGGCGACCTTGTTGAGGTCTTCGACTTTCTTGACCACTGCGTCGGCCGGGGTCTGGACGGGAGTTCTCGCCTCCTCGTACACCTCGGTCATAATCTGCGCCTTGAGGCCTGCAATGGCTCCATCGTCCCACAAGGGGCGGTCGGTGCCGCGGCCGTCGGTCTCTTTGGCGTCGCGTACCGGCGCCTTCTGGATAAGTATCTGGCGCGCAAGGTGCGTCGCGAGGTGCTCACCGACTGTTAAAGGGAACAGCTTCGTCTCGCCCGCGCGAAGAGGAAACTGGCGGCCATCGTACATGGCGCCCATTTCTGGGGTGAAATCAAAGCTCGTGATGTTCGTGATCCGAACTATTTTTGTGTCGTTCTCGTTCATGATGATTGAGTGACTTGATAATGCCGGGCTTCGCCGTTCCCGGTGCAGTTCGACACTGCATTCTGCCTCCCGGATTGAGAGGCAGAGGCAATGGCTAACTGAGCGTGACAAACGCCTGCTGCGCTTTGTCCACGTTGGTGCTGGCCGATATGACTACTGCGACGATCTGCTCGTCGAAGCCGCCCTTGCCGGTAGTACCGATAGTTGCTTCGCCAGCGGTCGAGCCGCCGGTAACGAGGGACTTGCCTATGGTGCCTGCGGTGTCAGAGATGACAGCGCCGATACCGCGGGTCAAAGCCCAGCCGTAATCGCCGGATGCGAACGCGACCTGGACCACGCCGACCGCGTTCTGGACCTTCGTGGAGGTCAGAGACTTGCGGACGAGGTTGTTGGTCCAAATCTTCATCGTGGAGTCGGTGGAGAGCGCCGTAGCGAGCGCGTCCTCCGGGTAGAGCTCCAGGGTGTCGGCGGTGTTGGTCTTGATCTTGGCGACCTGGCCTTCACCGGTGCCGTTGTCGATGTGGACCGTGCCATCATCGAACGCGCCTACCGTCCACCCGGCCGAAGCCTTAGTGATGAAGACGGTGCGGCCCTGCGAGTCGTTCGAAGACGAGATAGTCGTTCCGACCGACGTAACCGCTGCGGGAACAACCACCATGCCTGCGGTGCCGACTGCGGCGCTCGCCTTGACATAGACCCACTCGCGGCCGTCCGGAGTGACGGCGCGCTGGCCGAGTTTGAACTCGCCCTGGTTCTGCGTGGTTTGTTTGACGCTGCGGAAAGTAATCTGATTCATAAGTGTTGATTGCAGCCTTTGGCTCTTAACCTCCGGCCATTCGGGAGCAGCGCTCCCTTAATTAAGTAATCTAGCTGAGGCGTTGCAGAACGACCGTTATCGTCGCGTTGGCGAGGTTCGTGACCGTGCCACCGAAGATAAGGTTGATGCGGTTGCCCGCGGCGATGGTGGTAGGGCTACCAATAACGGTGCCGTTCACCGTCGTGTTGGCCGTACCGCTGAGCGATATGGTGCCCGTAAGGTTGTTGGTACCTGCGGCGATGGCCTGCGTGCCGGTCGCCACTTCAACCTGGAGCGTTCCCGACGTGGAAGCCGTCCCGAAGGAAACCGACACCGCCGCGATTTTGTAGGTGCCCGACACGTTGTCGTTCACGAAGATGGTGTGGGATACCGCATACGAAGCGGCGGCTACCTGGTTCTGGTTATCGGTCAGCAACTCGTACATCGGTACGATGACCGAGTTGGCGGTGAGGCCCGCGCTGTCGGTCACAGCGACCGTCTTGCCGGTCGGCACCGTAATGCCGCCGGTTGCGGTCGTCAGGCCCGTAACACCGAGCGTGGAAGCCAGCGTCACTGCGCCGGTGTAGGCGAGCGCGCCGGACGTATCCAACTCGGTGGAGGCGTCGAGCTTGTTGCCGTACTTGAGTGCTGGGATGTATTGGCTAAGCATAATTCTTTTGGGTGCCTTCTCCCGCTATTGCGCGGGGTCAAGGGCGATTATTTTTTAGGATGCACCGGTGAGCTGGCCCAAGAGGCGCGGATTCTCGCCGATGAAGTTACCGGCATAGATGATGTGGCCGACCTCTGCGAGCTGGTCTACCGGGCTCATCATGTCGCGGAAGTTGAAGCCGAGCGTGGACGGTACGCGGCCGGGAACGCCCGCCGGTACGCTGTCGCTCTTCTTCTTGAAGTTCACCTGCTTGAGATTGGAACCCTTCAGGTTGATGCCCTTAAAGCCGAACGCATTGGTGTTGATGAGGAAGATTTTGCCTGACGGAATCTGCTCGTCGCGGACGACCGGCGTGCCGCGGAAGAACAGGACGTTGAAGCCCTGCTGGCCCGCGAGCGCGTTGGCGCCGGAGACCATGCCGAAGGCGTTCATCTGCGGATAGCCGTTCTGCGTGTATCCCGCGCGCACCGTCGGCGTGAGGAGCGACTCGTAGGTGCTCCAGATGCTCTTGGTGGTCGCGATGATGTCGGGAGCCTCGGTGCCGACAAGCACCGCGTCGTAGGCGGTAGCAAGCTTGGCAAGAGTCGTAGACCCTGCGGAAGCGAGGTAGTAGCCCTTGAGCGAGGTGTAGGTCGAGCGCGAGAGGCCGCCGTAGGTGGCGTAGTTGGTGCTGTCGTCTGCGGCGTTGGCGAGGCTGTCCCAGTTGTTGCCCGAACCGGTGCCCGTGTAGAGGTTACCAGACATGAGGTTCATGAGGGACTGCGCCTGGGAATCAAACTCGGTATCAAGCAGGTCGATAATCGCTTCATCGCCCTGGTTGAGGGTCGTTTCGATGTTGGCGACGACGATGGGCTTGTAGACCATCTTCGGATTGAACTGCATCGTCGTGCGGACGTTCTGGCGGTCCGTATCGAGGCGGTCAGCGATGCCGGTGTTTCCGCCGTTCGTGGAGTCCTGGTATTTGACGATTACGTCGTAGCTCGTACCGGTCCTCCAGGGCTTTGCGTTCTGCAAGAGCTTCATGAGGACGGGGGAGCCTTTGGTCACGGTGTCGTACACCTTGGGCACGATGTAGTGCCGGGTGACCGAGGTGACTGCTTCAGAGAATTGCATATTGGGTAATGTTATTTTTTCAGACGGGACTGGAAGAACTCAAGCGCGCTGGAGAACTGGCCTGCGTCATTGGGGTCATACCCCTCGTCGGTTGTCGGCGCTCCTGATGCTCCGGTCGAAACGGGGTCCGCTTCGCGGGTCTTCAGGTTTTTGATGACGGTCTGCTCAGTTCGGGCAACGATGCCCCGCATATCAACCATGTTGGCATGCGCGGCCTTGAGGTTCTGGAAGCCGTACTTGGTCGCGTGAACGAAGAGGGCGTTTTCGTCGAGTTGCGGGTCAGCTTTCTTTAGCTCGGCAACTTCTGCATTCACCTGTGCGGTGATGTTCGCCACTCTTTCTCGCTCAGCCTGCGCGGTTGCGGTGATCTGGCGTTGCGCCTCTTGGGTCGCAAGCTCAATCACCTCACCGTAGGTTTTCGGAACGTAGTCCGGTTTCTTCCATTCCGGTTCGTCTGTCTTGGTAATGTTCGGTTTGTCCACCCCCTCGTAAGCGGCAAGCTTTTGAGATTTGCGGGTGTACTCGGGGTAGAAGTTTTCCTTCCACTCCTTCTGCAAGGTTGCCGCGTCCACCTTCCTGCCGTCGGGGAGCTCAAAGAGCTCGGCGGCTGGCGTTTCAGCGGGCTTATCTGCGGGAGCGTCTGCGGGCTTGTCCGCGGCCGGAGCTGCGGGTGCCGGGGCGTCTGCTGCGGGAGCTGCTGGCGTTGCATCCGGACTTGGTGCTGCCGCCGGAGCGGGAACACTGTCGGTCAACTCCATTACTGGTTCAGGCATTGTGTTGTGACTGCCCTCGCGCTGGGCTTGGCCTTTCGGCTGCGGCGCGCTGCTTGGTCAAACTAGTCTGTTAAAGAGCTACTCTGCGGGAACTTCCGGAACGACTTCGGTGACCGGCTCTGCGGAGACTTCTGCGGTCGGCTCGGGCGCTGCTTCGGGAGCAACCTGCTCCTCTGCGGCCGGAACGACTATTTCTTCGTCCATCATGTCGTTGTGTGGTTACTGGTAATGCGAGCAGTTTACCGTCGTGCTCAGGACACGCACCTACACCTGTATGGGTGACTTCACCGGCGCCTTGTTGAGCGCCTCCGTCTTCGCGTCCGCGGCCTTCTTCGCGTCTGCGTGCTCTTTCATCTTCTCCCCGACGACTATGTGCGGGTCGAGCTTCAGCCCTATCTGGCCTGCGAGCTGTACCTGGCCGTCCGGCGGAAGGTCTTTGTAGGCGACCACGACAGAAATCTTGTCGTGCGGCTGTTGCGGGACGTACTGCTGAATATCCTGCTGCGACATGCCCACGGCCATCGCAGGGTTGAGTTTGTATTTGACGGCGTTTTTGGCCTTCTCCTGCGGCATCTCGTATCCGGCCACTTCGAGGTAGTCGCTCGGAGCGATGATGCCCTTGGCAACGTCATCCTGCGCGAGCTGGAAGCGGAACTGGCGGTCTTCGGGAAGCGTCTTGCCGGGGATGATGCGTACCTCTTCGCCGTCCTCGAAGTCGTCCTGGGTGAGCGTAATCATCTGGGTCGCCATGTCCTTGCCCATCGTCTTGGCGTAGTGATGCTCGGTGTAGCGGACCTTGGAGAGCTGATAGAACCAATTGAAAAGCTCGTAGCTCACATAGTCGGTGACCTGCACCAGCTCGTTGAGGCGGAGGTAAGACTGGTCCACCAGGGCGAGGCGTCCGCCTTTCGTTTCCGTGCCTTCGCGCTCGCCGCGGAACGCTGACGACGCGGCCATGATGTTGTCTATCTCGCTGCGGCTGTCCTGCATGTTCTCGACGACAAATGCCGGGAGCGCCGGGCCCGTCTCACGCTTAACGCCAGCGGCAACCCCTTTGCCCCAAATCTTGCCGTCTGCATCGGCGTTGAGCTTCTGGGCGTCGGCCTTATCCATTACCGTGCTGTCGATAAGCCAAACGCCGTTGACGACGCGGGCGTTCGTAGTGATGTCGCGCTTCGTCTCGTCCACGTTCTCCTGGAGCGGAGCGGCCTGCGTAATCATGTCGGTCTGGCCGATAGGCGAGTTCTCGTTGTTGAAAACGGTCGCGATGATGTACGGCTTCCGCGGCTGGTCGAAGTGGTTGAAGTAGTAGCTGTTGAAGGAAATGGGCTCGTCCACGTTCTCAAGCGCCGGTGCGGTATCGCCTTCCTGCTGTGCTGCCGGAGCCTGCGGCTGCCCCGGTTGCGCCGTGGCCTGGGCTTTGGCGGCGGCTACGCGCGCTTGTAGAGCGGCCTTGCGGGTGTCCTGCTGCTGCTTGATGCCCTGCATGACGGTGCGGCGCGCATCCGGCGTCTCCGCGTTGGCGAGCTGCTGCTCTTCCTCGGGCGTAATGAGCACGCCATCCCAGTCCCAGTACGGATTGCGGATTTTACCGAGGATGATGTTATCGAGCTTGAAAATGACGGTGTCGCGTATCCACGCCTCTTTGTAGGTGCAGTCCGGATTCTCAATGAGCACGTCGGCGTCGCTGGTGTAGCCGTACTTCTTGAGGATGTCGGTTTTCTTCGCCGGGAAGCGGCGCAACACCGACGAGAGGCTGTCGTCAATCTCCTCGATCGCGAACTCGCTGTCGTCCTCTTTGGTGGCCTTCTTGCCCAGGCGCACCTTGCGCGGGTCGAGCGCCCGCACGTTGAAATCGTTTATCTTCGGGTCCCAGTAGGGCTTGAGGACCAACAGGCGGCTGAAATAGAGATTGCGGAGGCCTTTGCGGACGACCTCCTTGACGTTGCGTTCGTCGTATTTGATTTGGAAATACTTCTCCTTCTGCGTGGCGAGAATCTTGGCTTGGGGCGTGTCGCGTGCCGGGAGCATGGTCGGCTTCGGCGGATTGGCGATGAGCGTGTTAATGACCGCCTCAGTGTCCACGAAGATGCGGTTAGCGCGCACCTTGGATTTCTTGCGCGGCAAGTCTTTGAGCCAGTCCGGCTCGTTCTTGTACACCTTGAGATTGGCCTCGTAAGTCTTGGAGACAATGTCCCAGACCGTTTCGCTGGAAGACCAGCGGTTATCGACGAGTTTGGCGAGTTGTACGTCGTTGAGTTCGGAGATTTTCATAAGCAAAAAAGGCGCGCAGAAGCGGGGACGATTTCCCTGCTCCTACTCGCCTTGTAATCGGTGAGAGTGGAACGCCCTTATTATGCGGTCGGGTCGTTCGGAATCAAAGTCTGCTTGTGTGGATAACCGGATTGCTTTTCCAGAACGACCACCACGGGCCGCACGCGGAGCAAGTTGACGTTCGCCTTCACCGCACTGATGCCGCCTTGCATGTCGAAGTGAATCTCAGCGCTGCCGCCCTTGATGCCGAAGACACCGCAGTCGAGGAGCAACTGAATCGCCTCCGCCTCCTGCTTTGAAACGGTGAGAGTTACTGGTTCCATCCGTTTGCATCGGCCATAGCATCTGATAATTCGTCCAGCGATCCCACAACGTTGTCCCGGCCGATAAACGGCTTGTCGCCGCTCTTGCGCTCGGGCAGTACCACGCCGCTCCCGGCGCCCAGCGTCGCAAGGTAATAGTACAGCGTGGCGAAGACGAAGTGATCCTCGCCGGTGGTGCTGTCCCACTCATAGCTTTCAATCCCCTTCGTATCCGTCACCTTGACGCGACGGAGCGTCTCCCAGTGCTTCAGGTAGCGCTTCAACTCCTGGTCGGACGGCAGGCCGAATAGAATCTTGGCGTTGAGTATCTGGTCGATGAGCTGGTCAAGGATGCGGTTGCGGTTGCTGTAGACGATGCCTTTTTTGTCGTTCTCGCCCCACCACACAATCGTTTTCGGGTTGTTCTTATTCTCCTGGAAGAAGGACATGAGCGCCGTGCGGTAGTGCTCGACGTAGTACTTGGACATGGTGTTGTCCGGCATGGCGTCGATGACGAGCATAGGCTTGTGCAGCTTCATGAGGTCGTCCAGCTCCTCCCATTTGGTGAAGCGGCCTACCTGCGTGACGCCCAGCTCGGTGCCCAGGACGAAGTGCTTGATGTTGCCCACATCCACGCCAAGGAACCACTGCTTGCCCTTGCTGAGGTCTTTCGGCGTCCAGTTGTCGAGGATCGTGGAGGCGGACACCCGCAAGTCACCGGGGTTGTACGGCTCGCCCAGGACGAAGTTATAAAAATACTCCTGGTCGCCTTCACTATCGGCAATGATTTCAGCCGCGGTAATCCACGGGGCCATGAGGTGCGAGATATGGTAGCCGCTGATGGTGGCGCCGGGGTTCTGCGCGACCCACTTGCCCTTCCGGCGTTCCTCGGTCGTCAGCTCCTTCTTGCACGCTACGCACTGGAAGCATTTGCGCACCAGGTCGATGCTCTCCGGCCAGCGCAATATCTGCTCATGCCCGCAACCGGCGCAGGCAATCGTCCATTCCTTCTGGTCGGATTTCTTCCATGCTTGGTCTATGGCGTCCTTCTCGGTGGTGGGGTTGCTGAACAGCCAGCGCCCTTTGAACCGCGACGCCTTGGTGCGTGATTTATACGTCTCCAGCATGGCCTGGTTGGACCGCGACGCCTCGTCGTGAATGTTCACGTCCGAAGAGGTCATAATGGCCGCCGTCTTGCTGACGGTGCCTTTGAAGAAGAGAAAGCGGCCGTTCAGCTCCTTGCGCTCGATGTTGTCGGTCGGGAGCCCGGCGAACTCGTCATGGTTGGCCGAAATGAGCTTGTTGGTCTTGGAGGATACGAACTCGCTCACGTCGCTGTCGGTCGGGAACGTGTAGATGATGTTCCAGCCGAACGTCTTGAGTGCGAAGAGCGCTTTAAGGTTGAAGACGACGCTGCCGCCGACCTGCGAGCATTTCTTTATGACGATCTCCTGGCTCCAGTCAGTGAGGATGTCCAGGAGGAATAGCCGGTCACGGAAGGAGAGAGCTTCGCCTTTCTCGTTCTTAATCCCCTTCTTGACTATCCAGCCAAGGATGGAGAGCTCGGCTATGTCAGGGGTGTTGTTCTCCATTGAGTAATGCTTACTCTGCGCGCTCCTTGTCCTCCTGCATCGCACGCCACTGCTGCGGGTATTTGATGCGGAAGCGCGGATCGTCAGGCTGTAGCAGGTCGTCGGCGAGCGCTAACCGCTGCTGCTTGAGCATTGCGGATTCCATGTAGTACGGGTCGGTGTGCTTGTCGCTGATGTGCCGTATGGCCTTGTGCCCCTTCGGACAGTGGCCGACGAAGAACGCAAACAACGGCAGTATCGCATAGGCGCAGCCCTTATCTACGTCGAACCCCATTGCGAACGTCTTGAGCGCCGGGGCTTCAAAGTCAGCGTTGCAGGCTCGGCACCAAAAACCCATCTGCGTCTGCTCGGGCGCGTCTTGATATTCCTGGTAACGCAACTGCTCGCGTTCAATGCGCCGTTTATCGGCCGCGCGTTCCTCGCGGTTGCGCTTAACACGTTTGCGTAATGTATCCGAGTGGTTGTCCATGAGCGTCGCTGAAGCGAAAACAGGCGGTGCAGTACCGGCGTCTGGGAAGCGCAACGCCCTCAAACTCGTCGCGCGTCAGCCGCCTGCATGAGCAATGCGGGCAGCGGGCCTTGTAGTAATGTTTACTCCCGACCAGCATCTTTGCCGAAGTAACGCTTGTAAAACTTCCCCCAGCCTCGCTCCTCCTGGTGCACATAATCCTCGTGCTCAGCTTCGGTCATATCCGGGAGGAACACGGCTTTGCCGTCACCTTGAATCTCATGCGGTCTGCCGAACGCATCTTCCCAGCGATGCACCTCGGGCCGTGTCTCGTAATTACTCAGCGCCCAAAGGCGCTTCAGTCGTTGCCACATGCTCGTTGGTGATTAGGCTTTTAATGTCCTGCTCGAACGCCTTCACGCTCTGCTGGAATTTCGGCAGGAAGAATATGTTGTAGGTGTTGCCGGTCCCAGGTGGCGTAATCTCAGGCGTAATCTTGCCTTTGACCGTATAGGCGAGCTTGAGAAACTTCTCGCGCGTCGGATGGTCCGGCACTTCGATAAAGTCGTTCGTCTTCTCGTTCGCGTCGCCGTAGGTGATGTTGGCCGAAATGATTTTGTTCGCTTCCAATCCCTCGGCGTGCACCTTCACCAGCTTGTCGTCCGGAAGGTACTGCTCCATCAATTCCTTGAAGCCTTTGCTTTCGGTAACAAACTGCGGATTGTCGGCTACAGAGGGTGCGTATCCGGCTTCGCGGAGGATTTCGCCGGTTGGCTTAGGATGTTCTGCGCCCATATTTTCCAATACCTTCTCCACCACCAGCCGTTGTTTGGGAGTGGGCTTCGATTTGCGTGTGCGCTTGGTATTGGGCGTCTCGGTTGGCATTAGGGTGTGAGTATCTCGGTGACGACCTTGGGCTGCGGTGTTGCATCGACCACTACGGGGCGTGCAAGCGTCCTGCCGTCCACGATGAACGGCTCGGCGACGAGCTTGAGCTGATATTTCTCCAGGAGGGGCTGTAGCGCTTCGTTAAAAGCGGCTACGCGGGTGTCGAGCGGATCAACAGGTGTCGGCTCAACCGCGGGCGTCTCTGCTGTCTGAGTAGCTTCTACGACCGTTTCCGGCGATGTGGCGCTCTCGGCTCCGGACTCTGCCTCTTCAATATTTCCCATACGCAAAATAGCTAGCGACTAATGCCTTAATGGTAGCACGGGGGTATGTGCGGACAGGGTGTCGTGTGGATAGACTACAGCCCGAGGGCTATCACGTCGTCTATCGAGCGGACTACATGGTACTGCGCGCCAGCGGCCTTTGATTCCCTCTCGAAGTCCTTCTGGTCCGGCGACTGCTTCCCTTCCTCACGCTTTACCTCCAGGCCGACAAACTGGCCGGTCGGCTGCTTGATGATAATGATGTCGGGGACGCCTTTCTTCGAGTGCTTCGGCATCTTACGAAAGGCCCAGCCGCTTGCGCGCTTCTGTACAGCCGGTGCGGTGTTCTGGCGCCAGAAAAAATATTGCTTCAGCGCAAGGTAGTCACAGATGGACGAGACGATGTTGCTTTCCGTCTCTTTCACTCCCCCATTGTCTCATAAGAAAAACCCCGCTCGATGGCGGGGTGTGAACTACATGCCGTCAGTTACAGTAGTTAACTGTGCGCAGCCCATTGCCCCACAATATTTTCAGCAAGATCATCATTGCAGACAAGGTTGGACTGCGTTTCTAAATATTCTGCGAACTTAAAATTGGCAGGTCGCATAAGGCGGGTGGCGACGAGAAGTATGTCCTTCGCGGGAACGCCTTTCCTGGTTGAATGTGCAAATCCATTTCTGGCATCCATCAATTGCCGCGCATCGCGTCGATAGTCCGCTGGCAGAATGTCTTTGAACACTTTCTCCCAAAGTCGGTTCACTAGTTGCAGTGAAGCTAACAACTCTAGACTAGCAACCACCTCATCCCACGCTGCCTCACGTCCGGGCACCGAGTTATATGTCTTGGCAATTCGCCCTCGTGCGCCGTCGTAATCCTCCAGCGCGGTCCAGCACATCGACCACCACTCCGGACCGAAGCTCTTAACCGCTTGCCAGCAAACGTACTCCGGCAGAGCCAGGGTAAGTTCGTACAGTGCTTGGTGTACGATGGCGGCATTTCTTGCCCGTACAGCCAAGATGAGAGCTTCGGGGTCCTTAGCGGCAATCTCCTTAAGCCCAGCGCTCGGGCCGACAGCGAGAGGCGCGTCGCCTAATGCCACATCGGCGGATAGTCGGCGAGCCATAGGAAACGGAGGGGGACGACGTTCGGGAATCAGGTTCATCGGAATTTTGTAGCAAAAAAAAGCCCCCCGAAGGAGGCTATGCAGCTTCTGCAACCTTCTCCGAAAAGGCCCGGAGGTAGTCGGCCGCCTGTGACGCTTTGCTCGCCGCGGTGAAGATGGCGCGGTCGTCCTCCTTCAAGAGCTTTATCCAACTAGCGATGTACTCGGCGTGCCGGAGTTTGCCTTCCACCTGGAGGTGAGCACAGAGGAACGCGGCCCCGAGCTCTGCGACCAGTTCTTCCGCGGCGTATGCCTTGGTGCGGAAGCGGCCGGTCATGTCACGGTCCAGGCGATGCTTGGCGCCCGTCCAGTGGCAACACTCATGCAGGGCCGTTGCGAGATAGTGCGCGCGGCTCTCGAAGCTCTCCGGCGTCGGCAGGGAGATTAAGTCGCCGTTGCCCTGGTAGTACGCCCGGTCACCGCCGTGCCGGATGTAGGCGCCGGTAGCGTTGATGAAGAGCTGGGCATTGTCTTGGAGCACCGGGAGTGGCTTAGGCTCTTCGAGTACGGCCTTCGGCAATCCCTCCATCTGCCACTCGTTGAAGACGTTAAAGGTGCGGAGCATCCCGATCTGCTTCTCCACATCCTCGTCGTCCTTGAACGTTAGCTTCTTGGTAAACACCACAGTGGTGCTCTTTTCACCGGCGCGGACTTGCGCTCCGGCCGCCTGGGCCTGCTTGTAGGTAAGCCAGCCGTGCGTTGGGTGGCCACGCGCGTGCGCGGCGGCCCACAGTATCGGAATGTTGATTCCTGAGTACGACCGATTGCTTGCCGCGTTGAACGGGAGCAATCCGCCACGGGCGCCGCATTTCCACGGTTTTGTCCAAGGTGCAACTCCTGCTTCTAAGTCTGCGATGATGGATTGCGTGACTTGCTCGTAGAGCGCGTCCATGCGCATGCGAACCTCCTGCGTTGGGAACGTCCGCTCCTAATTGTGAGGCAAAGAAAAGCCCCGCCGCTGGTGGGTGGGGATAGCTACTGAAAGCCCGCGGCGATTTCGGCGTGGCGCAACATCATGCCGACGTACTGCTCCTGGAGATGAAGAAAGCAATTGCGACCGCACGCTCGTGAGCGCAGCGGAAGGACGACTATCTTCGGGTCTTCCGCCTTGCACACCTCGCAACGGAGAACATCAGGGAGCTTGCTCATACTTGACCTCCTGCCTGACAGAACTCTCCCGTAATCTTCTCACGCTTTCTTGGAGCAGCAGGTCGCCGTCCAGGTAGACGGTAAGCGTGCGGTCTCCGTGCTCCATCGTGATTTCAAAAAAGAAGGAATAACCGGCAAAGATAAAAACGCCTTCGCTGTGGTCGCTGTCCTCGTCGAAGCGGCTGTACAGCGTGAGGCGGTGAAGCATCCGGCCGCGCATATGCGGCTCCAGCTCCCACACGGCACGCGACATGAGTATGCGGCCTCCGGTGAATTTCTCCCGGAGCAAATCGTTCGCGGCTCTTTCTTCTTCGAGTGTCATGAGTAAAAAAGAGGCCCGGAGCGTGTTTGGTAAGTGCCCACTCCGGGCCAGTTGGAGCATCAACCGATGGAGGATTGTTGCTTAGGAAAAATATTTGGTGCTGTAACCGGTTGCCCTACAACGCGGCGGGGCTCCTAGAGGAACCACGAGCAACCACGCACAGACTCGATTTCCGAAAATTATTTTTCTATCTCTTGCGGATGGCTTTCATCCGCACGCGCATCATCAAAGGCAAGCCGTACACCTACCTCGAAGAGCGGTGGCGGGATAACAATGGCAAGGTCCGCTCGCGCTCCACGTTGCTGAACACAAAAACAACGGGACGGCAGGATGCGATGGAGCGCTACAGGCAAGTCCTGCGTGACAATGTGTATCTCTATGGCAAGAGCCGCCCCGGTGACCGATACGCGGCTGTGTCGCAAGCGCGCGAGCAGTACCAGCGTTTCCTCGACTTCGAGAAGACGGGGGCGCCTACCACAAGGGCGGAAGCGATTATGCGTCTAGCGAGCGGCGATCCGTACAGCGTTGACTCACGGGAACGCGCCTACCAGGCGGGACATGCAACACCCCAGGCTCGTGCCAAAGAGGCCTACACGAAACTGCATGACACCATCCGTGCTGAGAACGCAGCGGAGAGTAATCAGCCAGACCAGGCGCCCGCTTGCATTGGGCCTACCGATGAACAGGAAGCGCAACACCAGGACAGGGTGGACGGTGCGCGTGATGCAAATGACCGGGCGTATGCCGAGTACGCAGAAAGCGCACCTGGAGCGGACGCGCCTACTGAGGGATCGAACGGTTAAACGGTAGCCGTTCGATTTTTATTCTTCGCCACGGCACCCATGCGGGCAATCTCAATCCTTCGCTTCTTGGTCAGCTTTTTCTTCCGGGCCAGTCCGCCCATCCTACCGAACAACTTGGCAAGTGTTTTTGAGTCGTGGTTCATTAAAGTTGAAAGAGAACCGAATAATCTATCCCGTACGTCAGTCCGCCCCAGACCAGCACGGAGAGAGCAAATAGGGAAGCAAACGCACCAGCTACGCCGACAATCCAGAATGCAGTTTTCATATAATTATTTATCGCTTACCGGCTTCCATTCATTGCCCACGAACTCGAACTCGCGCCCCTCACTTTCAACGGCTCCGCAATGCTCCTTGCAGTCGGGGCATATGTCGTAGTTTTCATAGACCACCGCTCCGCAACAATTCGACACCAGTGTTTTCTCAGCCATAAGCCTATTTGAATATCGGATTACGCTTGTAAAACTCTGCTATCTCCTCCGGCGACCACACCCGCTTTTCTGCGGGAGCCGAGAGAATGAAGGGTGGGCGCTTCATTTCGTTGATAGCCGCACTGGCAACGCGCACTCTCACTACATCACCAAACGCATTTTTGACGCTAATGGTCTTCTCGGAAGAAGCAGCCAAAAGGAGTTGCAAAAATTTCCACGAGGCAAATAAGTTCATAAGCTCATTTTGAGCTTGGCCGCCCGCAGAGCGCGGGCGGTTTCGCTCGGTGTTCTTAGTTGATAATTTTAGCCAGTTCTTTTGCGAGTGCCTGTATCAGCTCGGAGGCTTCGCCATCACCCGCGAAAAGTTTCAGCGTGTAGGTGCGCTTCAGAGCGACAAGAGCGTCTTTTTTGGCTTCGGAATCGGTAATGTGGTCGGCCAATTCCTGCGGCTTCGTTCCGCTAGTAGCCACTACCACGCGCGCCTCTTCGTTGTAGGGGTGGCGAATATCCCAACCCAACGCTTCAATTTTGTCGTTCGTTTCCTTCTGCTCCTTGCGTGCCTTTTCGTGCAACTTGAACAATGCGCGAACCGCGGCGGGAGGGTTTGCCTCCAGTTTTTCGGTGATGCGCTTATGCTCCGCCCACGACTTGCTCGCAAGTGAAGCAACGGCACCGTCAATATCTGCGAGCAATATCTTCTCTACCTTGCGCTTCTCCTCCATATTGAGGGTGCGCGATTTATCCTGTGCCATAAAATTAAATGGCGGCGCTTAAGCCAGTAACTTTTCCGAGGCGAGCAAGAAGCTCATCAACACTCGGTACATCTTGGTAAGCAGGGTTGTGTGCTCCGCACTCCACCTGCACGACACCGTCTCCACCGCTATCCTGCACTCCGATAAAACCCGTACCCTCGCACTCGCACTGCACCGCAATCTTTTTGTCCATACGCAATTTATGGATTAACTTATATGTACTAAGTATATTCTGCTTACGGGTAAGCGCAAGGAAATGGCGGTCTAACAAGGCACGCGAGAACTAAAACGAAAAGCTGTCAAGTCGCGCCGTACGCAAACGCACCACACTCTCACCCCTCAAAGGCGAGCCCGAGCGGTGAGCTGAACCATTTTCCCGGCGCGGGGAAAATGGTTGGGAGAGCGTAGCGCTTGGCCGATTGTCGCCGGTACGTTTCCGAACGTGCCGAGCGGCTTGGCGGACAAGTGCGCAGCTCCGCAAAATAAAAACCCCGCCGCAGCGGGGTCAGTGCATTTCGCACCGCTCAATTTTCTTTGTGTCCATGAGCGAGGACAACTGCTCGAACTGCACGGCCGCGACACCGTCAGTGAGAAACGCCACCACCGTGTCGGCGGGTATGCCGTTCTCGACTGCGAGCATCGCTTCGAGCGGGTTGCGGCAGACAAAGAGGTCGCCGCCTTCCGTCACCCGTTCGCAATTCCAGATAACCGATGTCGGGTCGAAGTTGTGGAACACAAGCCGGGGGCTCTGCTCCTTTTCAACGGCGATGCCGACATAGGCGACCAGGGTGCCTTCGGATGTCCGGATCGGAACGGCGAACCGGCCGCGGAGCACGCCTTTGCTGGCGTACCCGGCGCCGAACACCGTGGCCGTTTCCGGAGAGATACCGAGCTCCTGCACCTTCGGATGCGTGGCCTCCAAATATTGCAACGGTTGGAGGGGCTTTTCCTGCGCACCCGTCGGGGCTGGGGGAGTTGTGGCCCGCTTCTTGCTAACTGTACTGGTAACAGTACCCGTACTGTTCAGTACCGTTCCGAAGCGTTCGGCCAGTGCGTCGGCCGCGGCTTTATTGCCGATGCCTTTGATGTGCGCGTACAGCGCAATGCAATCGCCGCCGGTCTTGGCGCCGAAGCAGTAGAACAAACCTTTCTCCGGAGTGACGACAAGCGCGCGGTCGCCGCCGCTTTGGCACGCGGGGCATGGGCCGCGAAGTTGCGCGCCCGCCGGAGTCATTTTCAAGCCGAGCATTTGCACGGCCTGTTCGATGGAGACGCGGGTTTTCAACTCCGCGAAATCTACGAAGGGCATGACGGCCTCCTGGGGATATTTCGAATGGACTGGTCTGCCTCAATGGTACCATTGGTGCAGATGTTCAGAGGCTCGGGTGGGGATTAGGGAGGAGCGGTCGAGCGACCGGCGTTAACGTCAGAACCCTGTACGTTTCTAGTACGCCGTTCGGCCTTCCTGACCCGCACCAGAGCAACATGCGGGAGAACAGGAGCCCGTCATGGGTAAGGTGAAGGAAACCGCGGAAGCGGAGGAGCGGCGCGGGAAGCGCCCCGTTTACAATGTCCGCGCGCGGCAGGGTCCGGCAGCGGACGGTACTCCGAGCGAGTACTTCAGTACGGTGGGTGCGGTCTGGCCGTGGGAGAAGGGCGACGGCTTCGTGTTGAAGCTCGACTTCGTCCCGCTCAACGGCGACGGCTCGTTCCTGCTCGTCCCGCCGAAGGACAACGAATAAATCAAAAGGCCCCAGCGCAAATGCCGGGGCCTTTCACTTTTCATACCTGCGGTTGTTCCGCTGGCTTCTTCGGGCATGTGCGTGCCGAATGCCCGGCTTCTCCGCAATGACTGCACGCCTGCGGTTTGCGGGAAGTCTGTTTCGCTCCGGTCGAAAAGACAGACGCCAACTCTGCGTCAATCTCTTCGCGCTTTGCTATCAGCTCCTTCGCGCGCTCGATGTCGTACAACTAAACCACCTCCTTCCTACTTGAGTGGGCTGTCGAGATGCAGGTCGGGATGACCGGCTCTCTGCCAGCCTCGGGTGAATAGATCGGGCTTGGGCTTCGGAGATTCAGAAATGCTTTTCATGGACGGCATGACGGCGAAGGCTACATATGCCGCGCCTTTATCGTTCGTGAGCTGCATGATGAGCGCTTTGCGGCGGTCAACATCGTGCTGGGTCGTGCAGACGACCAAGTGGATGAGATTCGGCAGTCCCCAGTGCGCGGCGTAGAGCTTCTTGCGCTCTATCTCCTGCATCGAGAGAAACTTCTTGAGAAAACTCGGCCGTGTAAGGGTCGGCCGCTCAAGCTCGGCTTTGTTCTCAGCTTCGAGGCTGAAAAAGCGGAAGCCGCTCGGGAGCTCAACGCCGAAAGGACCGTGGCTGTCGTTGGTGTAGTCGTAGGTGATGCGGTCGCTGCCGGTCTTGTAGACGTGGGAGATTGAGACAGGGAGCATGCGCGGCTTTTCGGACTTCAGGGTTGCCGCCGGAAAGCGAGGCGACAGGCGAATATCGTCCCACCACACCATCTTGACGCCCGCGGCCTGCGAGCCCAGCTCAAGCGAGCTGACCGTGTCGATGATGAGCATTGCATGGTCGAAAAGTTTCTCGTCTCCGAATTGAACTTCGGTATGGAGTCCTTCATCCTTCATGACGCGCACGCCTTTGTCGGCGAGCTCGTAGATTTGATAGCGCGAGTTGGGGAACGGCTGCCGGTAGAAGTCGTCCGGGATAAAGAAGTAATTGTTTGGCTGGCGCGTGAGGAGTTTCAACCGGCGGCGCGTTTCGACTACATTCATGCCGTTGAGGGCCGCGATGGTGTCCGGGCGCAAGCGGCGGTAACGCGCAAAATGGCGAAAAAGATTTCGCAGGTCGTGCGCGGTCGGCTCAATCTCGAACGGCTTGCCGTCCTTATCGAGCACCGGCGCGTTGCTATGTCGGCTGAGGCGTTCCATGTGAAAGGAATTAGAGGGCGCACGCGGCCTCGGCAAAGGTAGCCAGGAGGAACGGCGAGGAAGCCCGGTGTTCACCGATGCGCGGTGAAAGCACTAAAAATATTATATCAGCGTTCCCAGTCGGTCGGTGCTTGGGGCTGGGGACTGGTGGGTGCTGGCGGAAGCGCGGAAGTTTGCTTCGCTATTTCCGGCGCCACGCTGAAACGATTCCGCATGTCGGCAAGGATGGTTTGGAACTGCGCTTCGCTCATGCGCGAGTAATTCTGAAAGTCGATAGGCGGCACCGTAAGTTCAATAGGCTCCTTTCCCGTTACCGATACCATCCACTTCGGGTAGTTGGCGGACGGCCAAAACTGTATGGCCACTTTCCTCAGTGCGTTGCGGACCGTTTCGTCGAGGTCCTGCACCTCATGGGTGGCAATGGTGAGGCTGACGTTCTGCTTGCGGGCCTTTTCCGTCAGGTCGCGGATATGCTCGTCGTGTTTGATATAGTCCTGTGCCTCGTCGATGTAGGCGAAGACGGGAAGCCGAGAGCTTTTCGGCACGAACATGCGCTCTTCGGTGGCCTGTAAGAGCTTGGCGATGAAGAAGCGGCCGAACGGCTCCTTGGCGCTCTTGAGCATCCCTTCCATCGTGTTGATGAGGATGACCTTCGGCTCTTGGAGGAGCTTGAAGAGGTCGAACTTGTTGCGCGGATTGGTGAACATGGACAGAAACAGGTCATCACTGGTGAAAGCGGAGAGCCGCGCCCGCACCGCGCCGATGCTCGGGCCGTAGCTACCCTCAAACATATCGGCGGTCAGAAACCGGCGGTCCGTCTCGCTGAGCGTACTCAGGTGTTGCTCGTGCTTGGCGAAGCCGTCTTTCGAGAGAAAGTCCTTGAAGGTGAGTACGGTGGCGTCGGGGATGAGCATGACCGCGCGGAGAACGGTTTTAAGGATGCCTTCCATAAAGCCGGATGTCTCGGCTCTGACGAGGGACTGCATGAAGAACGTAATCATTTCCTCCGTGCCGCGCTGGAGCGTCACGCGCTGGCGGGAGGTTAGCGAGGCCATCAGCTCTTTGTTGAAGTCGAAGATGTTGAGGGAGAGCGGATGGTCGGGGTCGTACTCGATGTAGATAAGTTTGCCGTGAAGTGATCCGCCCGGAGCGAAGTCTGCGAGCCGCGCGATGTCGGGGATAAGTTGGTTCTGGCTGTCCATCACGAAGAGGGATGCTTCGCCTTTAACGACGCGCTGCAAGTCTGCATGTATTTGCGCCGATAGGAGCGTGGTCTTGCCGGAGCCACTGGACGCTACGATGAACTGATGACGGAAGCGCTGCTCGTCGGTGAAGCCGTAGGACACCCTTTTCCTGAACAGCTCTTTCAGTGGTTCTTGCCAGACCGAAGAAGCCTCGCGGAACGATTTCATTTTCGTCCAGTCATAGCCATCTATCGCCCGTCCTCCGAGTTCCGTGTCCTGGGTGGTTATGATGATGCGCTTGAATTCGCTGAAGGGCGCAATGTCCCAATACTGCGCCTGAAAGGGGCCGGGCGCCGGAACATAGGATTCAAGAATATCCTCAACCTTGCCGAGCGCGAGATTGTCTGCCTGCTCGGCTTCAAAAAGAAGTTGCTGCATTTCCCGTTCTTCTCTGCCGGGGTCCCACAGCTTCCACCTGATGTGGTCCGTACCACCCCAAAAGATTGCGCCGAGGAATACTGTCGTGAGAACTCCGAGCGAGAGCGCAAGCCAACCGGGGAACAGACCCCAGAGTCCCATGTAGAAAATAATGGCGCCGACCCCGAAGACTGCATACGCAATGTCCCGGTGAAGCCTGTTGTGGTCGCCGCCGTAGGCCGCCCAGTTGTACAGCGTGTTGTACGCGACAAAAACGCCGGTCAGGCCGCCCAGGATGAAGACAATGCTGAGGATGAAGCCCCAAAAGGTCATGCCCGCAAGGTGTTGGGGGCTGGGGGAATAGTCAACGGGAAAGGCCCCTGTGGCCCCGTATACGGCCCTAGGCGGGGCGGAAACCTACTCCATGAGCCTCTGCACCAGTTCGGTGTGCGCCGTGGTGTTGGGGGTCAGGCGGGCATACTGCGCGAGGGTCTGCGCGTCCTCGAACGTGCATCGCTGTCCGGTTTTTTCCTCTACCTGAAGCGCACCCTGTCGGAGTTTGGGTGGAAGTTCGTCGAGGAAGTTGACGCCAGCGATAAGGCGTTCTTGGCGGATGAGTGCCATGTGAAACATCCGACCGTAAAAGCCAAAGTCAGGGACAATCACCTGTCCTTTAGCCTGTCCGATAAGGAGCGAGCCGAGCACGAAGGCGTCGAAGTCCCCGAGCGTGGCGCGGTCAATCTTCGCGACTACTGAGCCCTTGAAGGAGAAGTTCGTGGGATTGCAGAGCACCGCCTTGAGGACAGGCGAGAGCAACAAGTCCTCTATCGTGGCGAGCGCTTCGAGCGAGCCGGGGTCCGGGTACTGCGGAAGTTTGTCGAGGCGCCGCGCGCCGGAGAGCAGCAACTTCGCAAGCGCCCGTCTGCCGTTGCGCACGGTCAGCGTTTCACCGCCTTCCGGTGAGGCGGAGTACACGGTGGCGGCAAAGTCGCGGGCGCGTTTGTAGTCTATTGCCTTCAGCGGGTTGAAATGGTGGACGGCCGGATCAAAAAGTTTTGCCTGCGGAAACTTAGCGAGAAAAGCGTCGGCGACGGGGCCGTCGTCAATGAGAAGAAAGCCGCTTGGTGTATCAAGGAGCTGTTCTGTTTTGTCGGCTGTGCCGATGAGTAGCCGGTTCATGTGGCTGGAGCAGTAGAGCCCGAGGGTTTTCAGGAATGGCTGCGCCAGCCCTAAAAAGGTACTGTCCTCCAACATTGTACAACGGGACTGGGAGGATGGTGCGGTGCAAAAAGTAATCGTGGGAGTAGTGGCGCTCGTGGTCGGTATCGGTATCGGCTACTGGGGCGCCACCAACGGGACGGTGAGCAACATGGTGCAGAGCGTGATGGGTGGGCCTTCGCCGAACGGGGTCAATCCGCCGTTGCCGAATGGCGTCAATCCTCCGAAGCGAGACCAAGGCACTACGCCAATTCAGCCGGACCAGGCGGTGACACCGTCGAAGTAAATGCGCAAAGCCGCCCAATTGCGGTGAGCGGCTGTGCTGGATTTTTCGCCACCGGCAGAGGCCGGGAATATGTACACCGCTCCGTTACTCGGATGCGGAAGGAGCAAAGAGCATCTGACAAAACTGTAACACGAAAAGTTTTGTCGGCTGTTGTCGCGCTCGTCGCGAAAAGTTTTGAAAAACTGTTCCGCCCACTGTGTTGTCGGTGGTCGCGAAGCGCCACGACCATTTCCCTTTTGCCCCGAGCTATGGCTGAGGCCTTGTAGTGGTAACTCAAGGACACGCCTACGCGAGTGGGCGCACTACTCAGACGAAGGAGGAGTAGAAAAGGGAAATGGTCGTGGCGTAAGCCCGACAACCAGTGTGGCGGAATCGTTGAAATGTAAGGGAAATGTCGCGATATTTTCGCAACTGCACCTGTCTACAGTAGATAGGTCTGTAGGCAGGTGCTGTAAGCATAGAAAAGGGGCGGCTAGGTGTGCACCCCAACCGCCCCAACTCCCTATTTGGGAGCAAACCAGTCTGCCGTCACCGACAGGCCGTGTGCCTCAAAGTATGCGAGGACTTCACTGACGCGCCATACGGGGTGAGCGTTGCGCGACTTGCCCAGCTTCCGACACTTTGGAAAAGAATCGGCAGCGTAGTCAGGGTCGAACATCAGTCTCCAAGTATGGGCGCGGCTGTAAGGCCACCCCATTCTCCGAAGGCCCTTCCAGTCCACAATCAGAGGTTTCGTAAACATCGTTTAGCTCCGAAGTAGTGGAGCATCGCGATGTCCACGGTTACCACCGATGGAACGGTGGAACTGTAGCAGAGCAGTCCGGTCGGGAAAAGCGCGGCGGTCTCACCGGCGGTTGTGCATGGTGCCTCGCCGTTCCTCTAAAGGCAGAATATTGCACTGTGAGCAGAACATTTCGTGAAACGGGAACGGAATAGTTCTGCCGAAAAAGGGCATAGTTTTTCCGGTCAGGCGGGAGGGGTAAGCAATGGCAGCGCGACCAAAGATAACCGGCAGAAGTTCTTCACTCGCGGCCGTCTTCGTGCAGGCCATCATTCCGCGTAGTTCGGATGCCGACCAGCTCCAAGAGGGCCTGGAGAAGTTCGGGATTGCGCGGGACCAGTGCGCGTACTGCGGTGCACGGGGTTCGGACCTCGACCACTTCTTCGCAATCGTGAAGAACAAGCGGCCGTCCGGATACTTTCATTGCGCCCGGAATCTGGTGCCGTCATGCGGGACCTGTAACCAGTCGAAGGGCGGGCACCACTGGGAAAAGTGGATGCTCGGCACCGCAAAGAACTCTCCGCGGACACGCGGGGTACCGGATGTCGAAGAGCGCGCCGAGAAGCTCCGCAAGTTTGAAAAGTGGGGTGGGCTGACGCCGGTGAGTGAGGATGACCTGCGCGCGGCCATCGGCGCGAAACGGTGGGAGGCCTACTGGGAGCGGCTCGAAGAAATAAAACGGCTCATGGTGTCGGCCCAGGAAGAAGCGGAGAGCATCCGGGAAATCCTGGAATCGAAGTTCGGCGACGCAAAAGCCCCGGCCTAAGCGGCAGTCGCGACCGAGGGGGGCTCTGCCGAAAGAATTTTTGTGAGCTGCGCTTCCCATAGGTCCACAGCTTTCCGCATCTCGTCCTGGTAGGTGTGGCGGTTGTAGATGCCGACCAGTCCCCCGGTCGTGCCGGTGATGTGATTGAGGAGCTTCTCGACGACGTGAATGGGCGTCCCGAGCTTCGCCTGGTTGGTGGCGAATGTTCTGCGGAGGTCGTGCAGGGTCCAGTCGGAAGTTTCGCTCGCTTCGTCCAGGATGGCTTTGGACTTGCTCCAGCCGTTGAAGGGAGTGTCCCGGCCGCGTGCCGGGAAGAGAAGGCCCGGAGCGGCGTTGCCGACTACTTCGGAGGCCATCGCTCCAAGCGGGAACGTGTGCTCATTGCCGTTCTTGCACAGCTCGCTTGGGAGCGTGCAGCGGTTGTCCGCAAAGAACTCTCCCTGGAGTGCAGCAATCTCGCTGCGGCGTTGGCCGGTCAGCATGAGAAGTTTCACGATCCGCCGGAACGATGCGGGGAGCTTGTTCGTGTCGTCTTCGCACGCGAGCCAAATGCGTTTCAGCTCTTCGTCGGCCAGCACCCGTTCGCGGGTCTTGGTGCGGCGCCCGCTGATGCCCATGACGGGATTGTCGGTAATGTACCGGCGCTTCTGGCACCAGTTGAAGAAGCCCCGAGCGGATGCGAGGGCGTGGTTGTACATGGCCGCGGTTTTGATGCGGTCCAGCCTGCGGACAATCTCCCCGTGGGACACGTCGGCAAGCTGGCCTTGGAAGTCGAAGAAGCGGTCCAGGTAGTACTCGTAGTCGCTGACGGTGTTCTCCCGGCGGGCGTTCCGCTTCTCCTCCAGGAAGACCTTGCGGGCCTCCTGAAAGCTGAGGGCCTGCGGGCGGAGCTTCCCGAGCGTCTTCTCGGCAAGCATCCGCTTGGCCTCTGTGCGGGCCTCAGAGAGCGAGAGAACGGGATAGCGGCCGATGGTGCGGCGGGAGTTTGAAACGTTGAGGATGAACGTCTTGGAGCCGCCCTGCGACACGCGCACGCCGAACGAACTCAAGCCGCTGTCCCAATAGTCGAGCTGTCCGGCTTCCGGCGTTGGAAGCGAACGAAGCAGAGCATCACTGAGAGCAACTTTAGGCAT